ATCATTTGTTTGTGAAGATGGGTTTGCATAAAAAGTACGGGCAACAAATTGTTCATTTTTAATAATACCATTAATACCCGTTAAAGTTACACCACCAATAGTTGTCGAACCTGTCCATAAATAATTTTTATCGGTTGTTCTATTTGGGTTAACAAAAGTTAATAATGTACCAGGTGCTAAATCTTGACTCGATAAAACCGTTAAAGTATTATCATAGTGAAATTGTGGTACATCATATCCACCATTACTTGGGTAATTAAACGTAACTTTTATTTTATTAACGTTATCAAAATATTTTTTTCTGGTGTTATATATATTAATTCTTTCTCCAGGAGGTAGTGTTGTGGCAAAAGTTGAAAACTTATTATTGGGACCACTACCAATTGTAAAAACATTAGACTGAGGTATTTTAAATTTTAAAGGGTATTTAACATTACTACCAAAACCACCTATGGATTGACCCCACATTGCCCCGTTAAGTTGACTGACCTCATCACTATAACTACCACTAGCCAAATATACGTTTTGAATATATTCTGAATATAATCCAGAATTGGATAACTGAGTTAGTAATCCAGCAGATGGAATTGTGTCACTTGTTCCATCATCTGAACCAGGTGCTGTTGTTTCTGGGTCACATTCACACGCCTGACAATCAGGATATGTTATCATTGGTAATTTAAACCTACCAAATCTAAACTCTATAATTTTTCTAAAGAAAATGCCAATAAACGTAACTCCAGCGGTATACAATACTGCTTGAGCAAAAAATCCAGCAATCATACCAGCGGTTGCTCCAAAAGCAGCAGTACCCGCAACGGCCCCAAAAAATAATCCCCAATAATTAATTGCTTGAAGCCCCCAATTTATTGCAAAATAAAATACAATTGGAACCGCAAAATTATTCCAAAGAAATGCGATAAAATGATAATTAATTAATAATGGGATTCCAATAATTTGTAAAACTTGAAACAGTAATGCAAAAATAAAATATAATAAATCAAAATTTCTAAACCCTTCGTTTACAGGAAATTTATTTACATTACTATCACATTCTTGACTATCAATTTCTTTTATACCTATAAATCTACCTCTACCTCCGTTTTTAAATTCATCAATTAATCCTGATACCGTATAAACTCTATTATATTGAAATTCATAAAAAGTGTCTTCACAATCAATAATTTCATTTAATCTATTTAATCTTTCAGTTGGTGTTATAAAACCGTTAGTGTATCCACTCCATGCAAGACCAAAATAATAAGAACTTTGTTGTTTTTTTTGATTGTCGGTAAGTGGTATATATTTTGTTGGAGATGGGTCTGAGTCCGAGCCACTCCAACCATATTCTTTAACATTAGGGACCAAATAGTATGGTCTTCTTACTTGTTCAGTTAGTGTTGCTGGTTGTTGCCATTTAACTTTAAATCTATATTTGGCTTTGGTTGGTATACCTAAAGTTGGGTCGTTTGATAAAACTTTTTCACCAAACTCATTTGTAATGTAATAATCTAAGTTCATTGGTAATTCAGTCAACCAAACACCGTTACCATCAATAATATTTCCAGACTGTTCTAGTTGATAAGTTTCTAAAGTAGGATTACCTTCAGAATCTTGAAAAATTGTTTGTCTTATTGCGATAATTTGACCAGGTCCTGAAGTTAATGAACACAAATTACCCATATTATCACGAGGTTTAGCATTCCTTTTTATCCTAAAGTCATCCGCCGTTGAATAAATTGACCCCATAAATGTTGATGTTGGTTGGATATCAATATTTGCATCATCCCTTAAATCAAAGTCAACTCTGTTAACCGCAATATCACACAATTCAGGGTCTCCCCAAAGTGGTGATACTTCAACATCTTTAACTAGATTAATAATTTGAGGTAAAGAAGTTAAGTCCGTTGATGTTCTAAATCTATTACCCGCAACTTGAGCCTCACTAGCAAGTCCCATTCGTATTAAATCTTGTGGTGTTAATGAAAATTCACCTATGTCCGATAAATCGACATCCATAACTAATGTACGGTTACCTTGAGGTACCCCCATTATCATGTAATCTCCACTCTCGTTTGTTTTTACCGTAAATTTATAATATTTGTCGTATATTTCAATTGCGGTACTACCTGTTAAAACATCTAATCTTGTTGGTAATGTACCTGTGGCGGCATGTACTGAATATGATTGTTCATATGGAAGTAAGTTATATCTATAACCATCTTCATTCTTGTCACTTGGTGACTTATAAGGATATATACTAGAAATTATTGGATTTGATTCGTCTACAGTTTCAATAGGTATAAAAATTGAAACTCGAGCATTTGGTAATCCAAATCCGTTATTCGCAGTTACTCTACCAACAACAACACCATATTCCGCACAACTTTTTGTGTAGATATCTTCTTGTTGGAGTTTTAAAGATAAAATTTCTAAAAATTCAAACTCTTGGTCAAGTTGAATGTTAATTGTTTTATTAATTCCTAACTCCGTTCTTATTCTATATGATTGACCCATTAAGTTACTTTAATTTATAAATAGTTTATGTGGAATTTTTAAAGGTATCCACACTACTAAATAATAAACTAAACAAAAAGAAAATAAACTTGTTATGAAAAAGTTACAGATTGGAAATTTTTAACTGAAACTCTAATGTCTCTATTTGGGTATCTGATTTGATAAACCTGTGATGGTTGTGCAAATATTGTGTCGTCAACTGGTAATATTAATTTTGTTTCTTCGTTTGCATAAACCATAGAAGTTTCAGCTGAAGAATATTGCCCTCCAACTTCATTGAAAACATCAATATTAGCAACTGTCAATACTCCATTAGTATTTTGAATTAAACTCCTAACTTCAGATAAATAAACATTTTGTCCTAATTGTCTTGTTTGAGGATTAAAATACGCCGATAGTTTATCAACGACACTTGAAATTACTTGACCTGAATTTTGTGCGGAATCTAAAACAATTGAAATATCCATACTTAAATCAATTACTTCAGCGCTAAAGATAGAAATATAATCATTCATCATCCTGTAGTTTGATAAATAATTGGCAATGTTTTGTCTTAATGTGTTTGAAACAATATTGGTTAATTTACCTGAAGTATCGTATGATAATATTTGAATCAATATCTTATTGTCATTTTCAGTAATAGATACTTTTGCAGGTGCCCCAAATTGGGCTGGCATGTTTCTAATTAATGATTCATAGTCTTGAACTGTTACCGCTCTTTTTTGTGCTGCAAAGTTAAATGAAACATAGTTTCGAATCTCTTCAAGTGATGGTATACCCGCTCCTCCAACAGCCGCGGTTACGTTAACACACCTCAATGAATTAACCACTGATGAGTTTGTGGTTTCAGAAGGACCATTAACAAAGAATGATACGGTACCAATAGAATTAATTACATTTGTACCTAAGTTTGTTGCCAAACCTCCACCAACTCTATATTGAACAAACAAAGTTGAATTTGGTGTTAGTGTTGCACCTAACGAAAGGTTATTACTATATCTTTGTAAATCTAATGTTGCCCCTAATGTTGTAAATTGATTTAATTGGTCTTGAGCGGTATTTGTACCTCCCCCGAACGTCATCTTTTTGAATCCTTCGGGTGTATATTCAGTAATAAATCTATCTTGTGTTTGAATGTACCTACCAACTTTAATACCAGGTTGGTCAGACACCTTTGTAGGGTCTTCAACAAACACTCTATCTTCAGCCAACGCATCTACCTCATACCATCTATTATCTAAACCTAAGAATTCTGCGGTTGTTGGTATGTTAGTATAGCTAGTACCATTTTTTAATAATACACTTGTAACACCTAATACATTTTTTTCAGGTAAAAATAATTCAAAGAATGGTTTAACATCATTAGCTCCGATTACTTTTTTAAACACTTTTGTAATACCATTAACAACAAGTTCTCTTTTTGTAATTGTATAGTTAATTAATATGTTATTTGCATTAAAGTTTGGAATTTTTAATCTATTTGGAAATCCTTGAGCGTTATATGGTGATGCAAAATCAATATCATAAACATTTTCAAATACAATACCAGCTCCTGTAACTTGAGAACCTCTTGATAGAGTTCCAAGATATCTTTCATCTTCTTTGTCACCAAAGGCAGGAACCGTAATTGAAAAATCAACTAACGATACTGATGGTCTTTGACCTGGCAATTTTAACCCATATGTTCTTGCAATGTTGTAAATTGAAGACCTTTGTTGAGCATATTGTAAAACGGTTTCTTGAATACTTCTATCAATATTATAATGTAAGTTATCCGCAACCGCAGCATTTAAATCAAGGAAGACAGTAAACACTGATGCATCATTAAAATCTTGAATTAAATCAGGATAGTAAGTTCTTGCGTAATTTAAGAGTTCCGTTCTTATTGACTGATAATCTCTACTAGTATATGATATTCTGTTATTTGCCATCTTATTTAAATATTGATAATTACAAAATCACTCTGACCAAATGTAGCCCCGTTAGTTGAGTAATCTATTCTTATTTTTGCTGTGTATTCTGAAGTCCCCTTACCAGGAAATCTATATATTGATGATTCGCTGGTTCCAATAAAGTTTTGTCCTGTTGCAATATCCGCTTCTTCTTGTGGGTCAGCAGGAGTAATACTCAAACTATTCACCAATAGATTTGGCATAAAGTTTTCAATCGCGTCCCTAATGTCAGATTCAATTGCATTAAATGTTAATCCGTCAAATGGTTCAAATAAAAATTCATATAATCTAGTACCAAATTCTGGTAAAAAGTATCTTGAACCCTTTCTGGTCAATAACAAATGTATCAAAGCCGCCTTAATTTCTTGAGCCTGAAATTCAGTTAACTCCAAATAGTCACCTCTTCGTGAATCTCTGAAGGGAAAATTTATACCATATGTAACACCATTAGCCATAACTATAAATATAATGTGTTGGTTTTTTCTATAAATAGATTAAAAAACAAAATCCCAACTTATGCTGGGATTTTTATTACTGTTTTAAGCCGAACATCCAAAACATTCAAATGGACTATCTTCAGGTTTGTTTTTTAATTCTATGATTTCAGGTTTTGGTGTTTCAGTCTTAACTTTAGGTTGAGATATTTTAGAAACATCAACAGCTAAGTGTTTAGCTCCAGTTGAAATTGCTTTAGTTCTAACATAGTAACATAACGTCTTCAGACCTTTTTCCCATGAATGGAAATGTGATGAAGTAATTTTTGACAATGTTGGGTTAGCCATATAGATATTCATTGATTGTGATTGGTCAATAAATGGTGCTCTCTCTGCCGCCATATCAATAAGTTCTCTTTGTGATATCTCCCAAATTGTTTTGTACTTACTAATCAAGTGTTCAGTTCTTTTAACTTTCTTAGTATAGTTTTTATCTTCAGTATCAAGATGATTGTTAAAATTAATATTTTGAATTGAACCCTCATTCATAATGATTTCATTCTTTAGGTCTTCACTCCAAATACCAAGTTTCTCAAAGTCATTAATTAGATATTTGTTAACAATCATAATTTCACCACCAACAACTCTTCTATTAAATAACGCAGAGTGAGCTGGTTCTGTCATTTCAAATGAACCTGTAATCTTAGCTGAAGATGCAACAGGCATCTGAGCGGTAAATAATGAATTGCAAACACCATATTGTTTAACATCTTCTTTCAATGAATTCCAATCCAAAAATAAATCAGATTCGTTTAGTCCCCACATATCAAATTGGAAAATACCTTTTGACATTGGTGACCCCTTGAAATGTTTGTATGGTTTTCTACCTCCTGATTTACACAACTCCATACTTTCAGTAATAGCCGCATAGTAGATTGATTCAAAAATGTTTTTGTTTAATGTTCTCGCTTCTTCAGATGTGAAGATATAATCCATCAAATAGAACACATCTGCAAGACCTTGGGTTCCAATTGCAATTGCTCTTTGTTCAAGACCACCTTTTAAACCTTTTTCGGTCGAATAACTGTTTTTATCTACAACATTATTCAATGCTCTAACAACTTTCCTCGTTTCATCAATTAACAATTTGTAATCAAATTTACCGTCTTTAATGAAGT